AAGTCTCAGCCTTCGTGCTATCACCACACACCAGACGGTGCTGTCCAAGTAGCCACAAATCACCCAGCTTCGTAATAGCAGGTTTTGAAAGTTCTTCGTCCACATCAAAGTCATCGTCTTTGATATCCTCAATACCGCCTAACAGCTTATTTAACTCTGCATCATCAAAGCCCAGGAGCGACAAATCAAAATCGACCCCCTGCAATTCAGAAAGTTCTACCGATAGCATTTCAGTATCCCAGCCTGCATTTAAAGCAAGGCGGTTGTCAGCGATTATGTATGCTCGCTTCTGTGCTTCGGTCAGATGCTCGGCGAATACACAGGGAACTTCGGTGATACCTTCTTCTTTCGCTGCAAGGACACGACCATGCCCTGCGATTATATTCAAGTCTTTATCCACGATGACCGGATTGACGAAACCAAACTCCCGCAGGCTTGCACGAAGCTGGAGAATCTGTTCCTTGCTATGTGTTCGAGCATTTCTCGCATATGGCACCAGCTTATCAATATTTACTTTTTCTAACCGTTCAGTTGAATTCACAATCTTCTACCGTCCTCTCCCACCTGAAAGCAGAGCTTCCATAATATCGTCCTGCGGATTTCCAATGAAAGCCGTGGTACAGTTTTGCTTGACAATGTCAAAAATCTCATACCAGAGCAGGTTGGCCTGTTTTTGAAATGACTGGCTCATTTGCACGAACGGACTTCCAATCGCACCTCCCGTTGTTGGGTGTTTGCCTAAAAGGCCGTAGGTGCTTATTGCTTCTTCACACTGGATGTATCGTGCAAACGATTGCGCATAGGCTTCGACCAGTCTGGGATTTACAAATTTTTCACAGCCACGTTCCTTGAGCCATTTCCATGTTTCTAAAAAAATGACATCAGCCCCCAGAAGCCTGCCATCCTTTTGCCGTGCACTGAGATATTTGCTCGGCTTCGGCATATCTTCGCCATTCAAGTCTGCCGTGTCGTCCAGTTCGCTTGCCTCGAGCATGGACTCTGGCTTAAACTCCGGCGCTTCCAAAATCCGTGCGGCTTTACCTGCTGCGATCTTTTCCGCAAGTGGCTGTGGTTTGTCCCCGGCGCGCACGCGGCGCCCACCTCTGTTTGTACCGTCTTTTGCCACGTGCCTTCACCTCCTTGCTGTAGCAGGGTTTAATACCCCGTTTGAACCTGAATTTTTTCGCGCGTGACCCCACGCCCGTTGCTCAATAAAAGAGTCACAGAGATTTCGACCGCCCCTTCCTTTTCCATCTTCCACCTTCTCGTGCAGTGATCTCAGAGTGACAGGAAGTACATAAAGACATAAGATTACTCGTTTCATTTGTCCCACCACAGGATAATGGCTTGATGTGGTGTACTTCCTCGGCAGGGGTAATCCGACCTTGCTTCTCACAACGCTCGCAGAGAGGATGCGCGGATATGTATCTATCCCGGATGCGCTTCCATGTCCGGTTGTACCGTTTCCTCGCAGCAGGGTCACGATCATAGCGTTCATATCGCCTAGCTTCCTGCTTGGCATGTTCATCACAGAACCTACCATACGTTAGCTTGGGGCAGCCGGGATGAGAACAAGGACGCTTGGGTTTAAAGGGCAATGGAATCACCTCGCTTGGATAAAAAAAGCCCTCGTGGGTTTCCCCTCGAAGGCTTCTGATACAACTTTCGATATTATTATAATACATCTTTCTTAAGCAAACACTCCCTCAGAATTCCCTCATTTTTATGAGTGCTTCTTGCAGTAGGCTTCAACCTTATCTGCGAAGGCTCCAGGAATCTTCTCCCTCCAGTAAGGAACAGATGCCATTAGGGACTTGAGTGCCTTTTGATATTTACTTTCTCCCAGTTCGGCCCGTATTTTACCCATTAAGTACTCCAGATCCTTGTATTTCAAAACACGGGTATTGGGATCGCCATTCACCAGGTTAGCTAGAACTGTCAGGTAAATAAACGCGCTGCCTCGGTTCATTCCGGTCTTTGTAGACACTTCTGTACTGAGTGGATTGATTTCGCCAGAGCCTCCGAGATGCCTTAAAAAGGCCTGCCATACTTCATCAACCATCGCAGTGGTAATCCTGTTATTGCTACGGGTAGAAGCTCTTGCATCATCATCAAAGGATTCCTCGAAGTCCTCAGTAGTATCTTGTTCTATCCGTTTTGAAGCAGACCCTGTCATAGTCATCGGAAGTCCTTTCTCTAGGGCTATTCTACGTAAATAAATGTTCACAGCCATTTCAACATCCATTCCGAGTGAGTGAAGAACCTTTTTAGCTTCCGTGATGATTCCATCGTCAATTTGAATTTCTATCTTTGCCATACGAACACCTCCATAAAATACTATCGCTTTTCTTGATTATACTATATCATTTCTTGGATTTATTGTAAATAGTATTTATAGTATTATATTTTATACATCAAGAAAACAATAGTATTCTTTAGTCAGCAATATAAAAGACTACGAAGATGATTCAGTGCTGCTGCCCGTAAGCGTTCTATATGGCTTTCACTGTAGTTTAGTTCATTCATAAGCCGGTAAGTAGCACCGGACTTCTGATCGTTACCCATGTAAAACTCGGCAAGGATATGTTGCTCGGTATCCGTAAGGCTTGACCATGCCGGTTCAAACCAAGACATGTATTCCAGTGCCTGAGTATATCGCTCTCGCAATATGTCAATCTTATCAAGTTGTGCAACCAGCTTGTCAGCACCGGCCTGCGGATTTCTTGCAGACGGCATCCCAGAAAGCTTTGGTGTTCTGGGAGAAGTCATTTTCTCATATACATCCTTGATCTCCTGCGGAGTGTTATTGATTATAAACCGCATATTGTTATAGTCCCGGATGGCAGCAACAGTCGCCGCATTCTTGTTTATATATTTTAGCGCAATCATATGACCGCCTCCTTTAGGTTTGCTTTGACCGCATCGATAAGAGCGGTCTGGGTTTTATCTTTTCGCTTGAGAGCTTTCATAACTTGTTCGTCAATTGTTTCCTTTGCGACGATGTGATGAATTATCACCGTATCCTTTTGACCTTGCCGCCAAAGTCGGGCATTCGTCTGTTGATACAACTCCAGTGACCATGTTAGTCCGAACCACACAAGACAAGAACCACCAGCTTGAAGGTTCAATCCATGTCCGGCGGATGCGGGATGGATAACGGCCACCGGGATTTCACCGTCATTCCACCGTTTTATGGATTCGGCGTTATCCAACTGAATAGCAGGGAAGCGCTCCATTATCCGCTCAAGGTCATGCTTATACCAGTAGGCAATAAGCACCGGTTTTCCGTTTGCAGCTTCGATAATGTCCTCCAAAGCATCCAACTTACGGTCGTGAATACGGATAACTCCGCCATTCCCGTCATATACCGCACCATTGGCCATTTGAAGCAGTTTATTACTCAATGCGGCAGCATTGACTGCATCAATTTCCTTGCCTTTGAGTGAAAGCACCATTTCTGACCTCATGATTTCATATTGCTGTCGTTCATCCTCTGATAAAAGGACAGGTATTTCATTTATCACCAGATCAGGTAGCTTCAGATAATCAGTGTTTTTCATGCTGATAGTAATGTCAGAAATAAGCCGATAAATGGCTTCCTCCGCACCGGGCTTCGGCTTATAGGTAAATATGATCTGCTGATTTCGTTTATCTGGTACAAAATAGGCATTTCGGAAATGGGATATATACCTTCCAAGTCGCTGGCCCATATCAAGGATACCAATCTCGGCCCATAAGTCCATCAATCCATTGCTTGAGGGTGTTCCTGTTAAACCAACGATCCTTTTTACATTTGGCCGTACTTTTCGAAGTGCCCTAAACCGCTTTGAAGTATGAGATTTAAATGATGATAACTCATCGATAACCACCATGTCATAATCGAAAGGTAAGCCACTATCGTTGATAAGCCAATCTACATTTTCCCGGTTTATCAGGTATACCTGCGCTCTCTGCAAAAGGGCAGCTTTCCGCTGAGCTTCACTACCTATGGCAACTGAATAGGTGAGACCATTCAGGTGATCCCATTTTTCGATTTCTGCTGGCCATGTGTCTCGAGCAACACGAAGCGGGGCAATAACTAATACCTTGCGGATTAAGAAACTGTCCAATGTCAGTTCGAAGATTGCCGTTAAGGTAATAACACTCTTGCCAAGACCCATTTCCAGCAGAATAGCCGCGATTGGATGGCTTAGGATGAATTTGATGGCATATTCCTGATACTCATGTGGCTCGTATCTCATCCAGCATCCCTCCAATCTGTCTCTCATCGTCAATAACATAAACCTTAAATCCTAATTGTCGAAGCATTTCATGTCTCCGCTCCTGCAGAGGTCGAGGTTTTGATCCACTCGCTTTGATTTCAGCAAATGCGATTATTCCTCCAGGCAAAAGAATCA